TTAACCTAATTTGCTGTTTAAAAACTCCACCTGATCCCGGTCCTTATCACACATCCATTTAGAGTAAACCTTATACACCATACTGGCATCAGTATGCCCCATCTGGCTGGCGATGAAAGAGGGGATCGCTCCTGCAGACAACAACCAGCACGCGTAAGTATGGCGAGACTGATAAGGCACACGACTGCGTATTCCCGCTTTTTTCAGGCCCTGCTTCCAGCTATAGCCCAGCGCGTTTTTTGAATAATAGGGATTCGGTACGGCAAATTTAATTACCGGACGAAACACAAACTGTACGTGCTGCTGTTCAGTGCTCGCATACGCACGATGGTTAAATGTGATTTCTGTCGTCTGGTCTGCACCGGTCAGATGGAATTGATCTCTTAACGCTTCGAGGGCTGGCTCCAGCAATGTAATCGTGCGTTCTCCGGCGGACGTTTTAGGCGGCCCGAACTGATCGTAGTTGTTCAGATTCCGACTGATGTGAATTTTTCCATTGACCAGATCAACATCATCCCATCCAAGTGCGCACAGTTCCCCATGACGAAGACCAGTGTAAAAGGCCAGTTTCCATAAGTTAACAACTGAAGCCGGTAACACCGAAATGAATCGCTCGTATTCTTCCATCATGAATGGATCCGGTGCTTTCCGCGGCCGCTTCAAAGAAGGAATATCTTCAAAAGGGCTGTTGGTAATAATGTGGCTACGTTTGGCAAATTTCAGCATGGCGCAAAGCGTGCGGATTTGCTCGTTTACCGTAGCCGGTGCACGGCCCGTTTTATTCAGATGTGGCACAACATCATTGCGTACATCCCCCAGCAACAACTCCTTCCGGTATCTCAGAATGTCTATCTGTTGAATATCGGTGATCAGGGTTTCGCTACCAACGATTCGCAGCAATATCTTGATGATGGACTGCATGTTCCGCGCTGATGCGTAAGACATTTCCAGCTCTTTTGTTCCGCTGTATTCATCACAAAGTTCCTGGAATGTACTAATCCTCAACGTAGTTGAGAATTTTTTTGCTGCTTTAGAGCCAGGAAACTGCTGGCCATAATCGAATAGCAGCATGAAACCAGAACTGATCGAATCGCTTCGCATGCGCTGGCTGCGCCTCCGCATTTATCGCCGCCCGGGAACGGTGCTGGTGGACTATCGCATCCTTCGTAACTTTATCCGCATTTATCAGATGGCAGGAGCCGCAGCATGAACACTCAATACCTGGAGTTTGTACGCCAGCAGCTCATCGTTGCGACGGCAGATCTGAGTGGTGCGACTAAAGGGCAGTTGATGGCCTGGCTGGAGAACGCCCAGATCGACACGAAGACCTTCAAGCGGAAGAAGCCCAAAGTTTGGGACGAGGAAAGCGAGAAGTGGGTGCCGGTTGATAACCCTCCGATACCAGGTAAACAGTCGCATGCCAAAGGGTCGCATATCCCCCTGGTTCAGCCTGTCGAATACTCTACAGCATCGTGGCGCCGGGCGGTCCTGTCGCTCGAAGAATACCAGAAGGCATGGCTGCTCTGGAACTACAGCGAAAACACGCGCTGGGAGAACCAGGTGTCGATCACTCGATGGGCATGGGTTGAGTTCAGAGAGAAGCTGGGGGCCAGGAAGGTGGCCAGTAAAACGATGGAGCGGCTGGAGGCGTTAATCTGGCTGGCGGCGCAGGATGTGAAGAAAGGTCTCCGTGGTGGTGAGAAATATACTGGTGTTGAACTGGCTAATCTGGCAGGAGTGGAAGAGAAAAACTGGTACAAGACGTTTGGCGGACACTGGCAAACGATGCAGGAAGTATTCGAGGCACTTGACAGAGATGCTTTGCTTGCGGTTTCGCGATCACGTTCACAACAAAAGACGGCTCATTTCAAGCAAGGTATTGCAAAAGTAGAGAAAATAGCGCATATTTGAGCCTAATTTGATATTGTGCCAATGTTGTATGCACTGGCGGTTAGTGATTTTCAAGCCCTACGGTTAACACCGTGGGGCTTTTTGTTTGCGTAGAACCCCCGCCAGTATTTCATTCGTCACAAAATTGAAGCATAAAGCTCTTGCCATTTTGTCTGGATTGGCCTTTGGATGCTAATTTTAAGGTGGCATTCGATAATGCTCTCGATACCCTTACAACACTCGGGTGGGGAAACACCCATACGCAGAGACAACTGCATGACCCCTGACCAGCGACTCAGCGCTGGTCTTTTTTTGCCACTAGCTCAACTGGAGAAAATACGGACTACTAACTCTGAGGTTCAGGGTAAAATTCTCGATGGGGCTGAAAAGTTAACCTAAAATATCGTCAATTGCAGCAGTGTTTGTGTGGTCATTCTGAGGGTGATAAGATCTACAGCATACTCATCGAAGAGGCTGGTTTTATGTGCCGTAATATTTTGACAATTTCTTTACTTGCTCTTGTATTTGCAGGGACTGCTGGTGCTGCACAAAATCAGATGCAATCAGTATTAGGGGGAGAGTATAACCCGGAGAAAGTCTCTTCAGCAGAAGCTGTGCTGGGACACAGTAAAGAACCTCATGCAGAAACTCGTGCTGCAACTTTAAAGGGCTATATCCTTGCTTATCTTGATAAGGATTATGCGGATTTTCAGGCAGGACGTGGAAAAGTTGATTATTGCCCGAACGGTTCTCTTGCACATGTTGAGCAAAAGGTTAGTGAATACATTATCGCAACGCCCAGCGCTGTTAACGAACCATTCACCAAAGTAATCCCTGAAGCTTTACGGTCAAAATTTCCCTGCAAATAAATTAGCTCAGCGGCTAAGGTGTTTGTTACGTAATCCAGGCTGCCTATTGGCAGCTTTATGTTTTACATGACTTTAGCCAGCAGGGCACTGATGCTCTGTTGTTCATACTGAATAAATATACAGATAAAAATAGCTTTATGGCAGGAAGACGACTAGGCTGTGCCTGTGATGAATCCCCCTATGCGGTGGGGCGTCTAGACAGGCAGGTGAGTAGCGCGGTTCTGTGGTCTGGCGCAGAGTCACCGGGAGGCACCCGGCATCACACCCATTCATGCACTTCTTCGTCCGGCTCTGATGTAGGTTATGTAGCGCACAGCAAGCCTGGATTCCGTTTTACATATCAGATAATGTCATCCTTATGAGTTCTATCAGAGCTTGCAGAGGACAATCATTATGGAAGAAGGATTCTACTGGATACAGTACGGCGGCAGAGTTCAGGTTGCTTATTACACTGACGGCGAAACTGAAGACCTTGAAACAGGAAGAATCATTACTGGTATCTGGCACCTCACACAAGGCGATGATATTTGCGATGACGGCGAGGCTGAGATTTTATCAGGACCATTAACGCCGCCACATTTTTGAAATAAACACCGTTGCGTTTCAATATAGGGTATAGGCTTATATCTGGTGAATCCCCCTGTGCGGTGGGGCAATCCAGTTAATGTATATGTGCTTGCGGCTCGTATAACTGGTAACGAGTCACCGGGAGGCACCCGGCACCTGTATGTAACCTGGTAAGTGCTTTTTGAGCCTGTTCTTCCGGACAGGCTTTTTTTATTCCCGCTTCGAAACTGCTGCTACCTTCAAATTGTGAGCCAGGCCAGAACCTTTCGCCGGACATCCTGATCGGTCAGTGGCGCTGCTCGACACAGCTGTTGCACGGATAATGGTAAGGTTACACGACTACCTTCTTAGATTTCCAACTCAGTTAGGCCTGCTGAAATGCGGGCCTTTTTTATTTCAGGCTCCCGGAAACCCCATCAAGGACTGCCGTTAATTCATCCGGAGAGCCTGAACCTTTTACACTGCACAGCACCCCGGACCCATCGGAGGTGAGAGATGTTACGCATGGATAAATTAACCACCGGCGCAGCTTACGGCGCCTCTGCGGGGAGTGTGTTGAACGGCATTCTTAACGCATACAGCCCTGAGCAGTGGAACGCCATCGGCGTGCTGGTGGGCATAGTTGTCGCTGTTCTTACGTACCTGACAAATTTGTACTTCAAAATCCGCGAAAGTAATCGCCGCGACAGGAGCCAGAATGGACCCGACGCTGAAAAGTAAGCTCGTGAAGGCCATCCTAGGCGGATCGGGCGCAATAACCATTGCCGCTGTCATGCTGGGTAATGCTGACGGGCTGGAAGGGCGGCGGTATTACGCATATCAGGATGTCGTTGGAGTCTGGACTGTATGTGATGGACATACCGGCGCAGACGTTCGACGCGGTCACCGTTACACCGACAAAGAGTGCGATGCCCTGCTGCAGTCCGATCTGGGTAAGGTGGCAAAGGCTATTGACCCGCTAATCAAGGTCCGCATCCCTGAGCCTACCCGGGCAGCGCTTTACTCGTTTACCTACAACGTGGGCGCTGGCGCGTTTAGTCACTCCACGCTGCTGAAAAAACTGAATGCTGGCGATGTTCCGGGCGCGTGCAAAGAGCTGCAGCGCTGGACGTACGCCGGTGATAAGCAGTGGAAGGGCCTCATCACCCGGCGGGAGATTGAGCGTGAAGTCTGCATGTGGGGTAAGTCATGAAGATCCACTACCGGATAATTATTTTCGCGCTCGCGGTGAGCGTGCTGGGCGGCATCATCTGGTCTGCAAGCCACTATCACGATAAGTATCAGACGGAACGGTTGCGCGCTGATGCTGCTGAGCAGAGTCTTGTTCTGGCGAATACCACAATCACCGACATGCAAACACGTCAGCGAGATGTTGCCGCACTCGATGCCAAGTACACAGGAGAACTCGCAGATGCGAAAAAGCAGCTGGATGATCTGCAGCGTTGCGTTAGCACTGGCAAATGTGGGTTGCGCATCAACGCCAAGTGCCCCGCGAACGGAGCGCCCAGCACCACCAGCATGGATGATGGCAGCAGCCCCCGACTTACTGACTCCGCTGAACGGGATTATTTCACCCTCAGAGAGCGGATCGAAACCGCCACAAAGCAACTAGCCGGACTGCAGCAGTACGTCAGAGAGCAATGTCTAAGGTAATTCAGTCTACATTTAAAGTCTGACAACTTTGAACGGGGTGGAATTTTGCTAAACGATAAAGAAAAGCTTCTTCAACAGACGTTACTGGTAGTCCTGTCCCTTAATGAGGATGCCGGCCTGAGCCTGGATGGAGTCGTGAATGATGTACGGCGGGTAATGAATAAGGGCGGGAAGTACAACCATTACTGCCCTGATGGCGCTGAAGAAATATGTGGCATCGTTAAAAAAGCAGTAGAAGAGGTTAAAGCTAAACGCAAAGGCACTGATGTTCAATAACTATATAATGGCGCATTTGCGAGTGCGCCTGACGATGAATCCTCCGACAAGATAACCATTAGCCATTTCAAAGCTCACCGGCTATGAGCTTTGAAATGGTATCTCTGAAGTTTCGTTATAAGTAGTGGATTACACTTTGATTCCAGCTTTAGTGCGCTCATATATTTTATAGAACGATACAAACATAACTAAATCTTTTTTAGATGTGTCGATTTTTTTTTTAACATATAGACTCAATCCATCCTGTATAGATTATCAATCTTGCAGGTGTATTGGGTGCCGTTTAGTTATGACTCTATCCAGTGGCCCCGGAGCATGGCGGAGTGAATGGCATGCAATACTTACAGAGGCCACACAATAGAGTGGCCTATCCTAAACATTTGCGGTTATCTGAAGTCAAAGCGATATCTGCCTTAAACAGACGCAAGACGGGATTAAGGCAAATTCATGAAAAAAGTACTGGTTTTCTTCAATTCGCAGCAGGTCGAGGTCGCAAATGTACTTAAGCCTGTAACATCAATTGTTCGAAGCTACCCAAACGGTGATGAAGTCTCCCTAAAAATAATGCTTACCGGAATTCATTCACTGACAGGGGATCATGTCGAGATTTGTGTTGCTTCTGACCGAGAACTTACTCAGGAAGAAGTTTCAAACGCAGTGAAAAAGTATCTGTGAATGGAGTGCCATCAACGCCCGGGCATAGCTACTGGCATTTCGATGATTGAGCGCTTTTTCATGTCCATGCTGGAAACAAACTTTGGTGAATCCCCCTAAGCGGAGGGGCTAATTAACCGATGGCTCTTCTACACTGGCGCTCATCGTGAACGACTGAAGCAGCGAGTCACGGGTGGTTATCCCAACGACTCTCCGGGAGGCACCCGGCACCATATGCCCAAAGCCCTTGCAGTGATGCAGGGGCTTTTTTTTCACAGACCAACCTATCAGGGTTTCCATCCAGCGAGGAAAGCAAGGGTTTGGTAGGTGTATGCAGCGACAAGAACATTATTAGTCTATAATTTATAAACACTTATAGTTGAGGATGGTATTTCAACAACTATCACCTTGCTGGAGAATAGGAATATGAATAAACCAGAAGAGGCCCAAATGAAAGTTGATGTTCTGACACAAAAGGCCGAGGAAGAAATTTCCGCTTTGATCACAAAAAAAATTTCAGAGTTAAGAAAAAAAACAGGAAAAGAAGTCTCTGACATTCAGTTTGTTGCTCGCGAAGCGATGACAGGTCTGGAAGGTTATGACGTGAAAATTAAACTTCTATAATCATATCTTCAAAGAAGGGGTTGCTAAGGCGGCCCTTTTATTGCCATCACAAAGGCCACCTCAGGGTGGCTTTTTTAATGGCTATAACAAAAGGAATATGACCATGGCAAAACCGGACTGGGGCGTGCTTCAGCAACGGTTCCTGTCCGACCATATCGTAACAGGCGTCTCACCCAAGGAGTGGTGTGAAGCGCAGGGACTAAACTACGCTACCGCACGCCGATACATCAAAAAGCCTACTGCGCAAAATCCGCAAAATACTGCGCAGAGGAAAGTGCGCACTGCGCAAAAGGAAAAATGCGCTGATGAGTTAGTGGATGATGATGGCCTGACTGCCCAGCAAAGACTTTTCGTCGCAGAATACCTTAAGGATCGCAATGCCACACAGGCAGCTATCCGGGCGGGGTACAGTACAAAGACCGCAGACCAGATAGGCCATCAGCTACTTAAGAAAACTTCAGTTGCGCAGGCGATCGAGCGCCAGCAAAAAGCGTCCATTGAGCGCACGCTTGGCAGTGCCGATGAAGTTCTCTCCCAGATGTGGCAGCTCGCCACCTTCGATGCAAACCTGCTTTCACAGTATCGTCGCGGCGCCTGCCGTTATTGCTGGGGCTTCGGTCATCACTACCAGTGGCGCGATACAGTCGAGTTCGACGAGGCGCTGGCAAAGGTTGAAGGCAAGGAGGGCATTAAACCTCCTGAGGACCCGGGCGGTTATGGCTACGACCATAACCGGGAGCCTAACCCTGATTGCCCACGCTGCAATGGCGATGGAATAGGGCAGCCATACTTCGCGGATACCCGCAAACTTCCTCCTGATGCTGCCCTGGCTTATTCCGGCGTCAAGCTGGGTAAGAATGGCGTCGAGATAACGGCTATCAGCCGCGAGCGGATGTACGAAGCGGTAATGAAACGCCTGGGCCTGGCCGATAGCGAATTTGCGCAGCGTCTGCAGCAGATTGAAATCGAACGTCGGCAACTGGAAGTGGAAAAACTCCGCAAAGAGCTGGCAGCCGATCCTGATGATGATATTCCGGCACCAGTTGCAATCAACATTAACGTGGTAGACGCGAGGGTTCGTGATGATACAGGCCTCAACGTTCGATAATGAAGCGAACCTTCCTCACGATTACATCCCATCGCTGATGGACTCATATCCGCCAGAGCTGATTAAGGCGTATTTGCGTGGGAAATTCACCAACCTGACCAGCGGCACCATCTATCACCAGTTCGATCGCCGACTGAATAACTGCACCGATGAGGAGCAGGCAGGTGAGCCGCTGTATATCGGCATGGATTTTAACGTTGGCAAGATGGCAGCCATCGTCCATGTGCTGCGCGACGGAGAACCGAGAGCTGTACGGGAGCTGGTGAAGGTTTATGACACGCCAGCGATGATTAAGCGCATCCAGGAGGAATTCTGGCGCTATGAGGGCGGACGTTACGTCGCCTCTCGTCAGATTTACATCTATCCCGATGCTTCCGGCGATTCGCGCAAATCGAACAACGCCAGCGCCACGGATATCGCGCAGCTTAAACAGGCCGGATTTAGCGTGGTGGTGAACGCCGCCAACCCGCCCGTGAAGGATCGCATTAACTCCATGAACGCCATGTTCTGCAACGGCAACGGAGAGCGCCGCTACAAAGTTAACGTGACCCGTTGGGGGCGGACAATCATTCGCTGTTACATCATTCACCCCGAATGCAAAAGGCGGAGTCTATGAGTCTCCGGGCCTGAGTAAGTACGTGAATGGCGTCTATGATACACCTCAATACTTCGCGTTCCAGGGAGCCTCGAAGTTTGCCAAGGGCGGTGTCTTTGCTGAGGCCGGTGCTGAGGCGATTATGCCGCTAACGCGTGATTCCGCAGGCCGACTTGGTGTCAGGGCGCAGGGGGGAGGTGGTGCTCAGCCGCAGGTCAACATAGATATTTATGTCGATAATAAGGGCAATGCATCATCAAACACATCTGGAGACGGAGGCGCTGCAGCGCGGGCGTTAGGGAAACAAATAGAAATTAAGGTGACGGAGATCCTTATGAGGGCAGCTCGAAGTGATGGCCTTCTTGGTAGGCAGTTCCAGTCCAAATAGGCATCGTCTTAAATTCTGAGATGGCAATATCACCCGTACCTGGTTACACCGATGCCTGCCCTGGTTATTATGCTCAAAACCATACTAATCATGGGATGATAATGAAAAAGGTCTTCACGACTGTGGTGTTAGCAATGGCTCTTTCTGCGTGCGCTGGTAATGGTCCAGGCAATAACGTGCAAAAACAAGCCAAGTATAATGAGCTGTCAAAATGCGATCTGGACCTAGAGTTTCCCTCTCAGACGCCAAAAAATAAAAGGGAATTTGCTGAGTATCTTTCAACTCAGGCACGTAACGCATCTGCGGATCAGTTCGTAATTCAAAAGCGGATAGAAATCCTGCAAATGGTTGGGTGGAATGATTCTGTTGCCGATGCAATAGCGACATGTGGTGCTAACAGGAAAAACAAACGGAAAGAGAATGCGTCCAACGTGTTTGAGGCTGTAAAGGCAGGCACAACGGGCGCTGATGAGAAGCATGGACTTATTAGTGCTTATAGCGCTTGGGAGGCTTTCATTACAAGTCAGACTCCTCTAGCTAAACAGGACTTTGATTCAAAGGTTAGTTATTACAAAAACATGTGATTTATCAAATTGATATGATAACTTAATTGGGTTATGTCGAAAACGCATGAGTTATAAACAGAATGCCAAGGGGAGTTAGATGAATAAAGACAAAGTATTTTGTTTTATATTTGGTGTGATCGTATCTCTCATTTTTGGAGTTGCTGGGAGTTACGCCGGTTATCTTAAGTTTTCTACGAAAATTGCAGTGCCAAAAACCATATGTATCTTTAATGCAAACAATTTTGCTTTGGAAGAGGCTGAACGAGTCCAAAATGAGGCTCTGGGGGTATCTCAAAAACCAGCAAGTGATGGTAAAGAGCCACTAAGACAGTTTCAGCAATGCCAAGAGAAAATCGATCCCAAAATTAGTGATGTAGAGTTCGCTAAAAATATGTATAAAGAAATGCAAGTAAATCACGTTAAATGATTCGCATATTTAAATAGTTATAAGCCCGCTTCGGCGGGTTTTTTTATGGAGCAAACATGGCAGTCGAAACCTACAGCTGGCGCTCGCAGCTCGGCGCTGGCCCTGTTGAATATAGCCAGACAGTGCGTGCTGCGCAGTTTGGCGATGGCTATGAACAGGTTGCCGAGAACGGCATCAACTCCACCGCGATCCAGGTGCCGATGAAACATTCCGGCACTGAGGCGGAGGTAAACGCGATCCGCGACTTTCTGCTGGCTCACACCGTTAAGGCCTTCATCATTACGCCGCCGGGTGAAGAGAAGGGGCTGTACCGCGTTATCGCCGACTCTGTTCGCAAAAACCAGATCAACAGCAAATTCGCAGAGCTGACGTTCACCATTAAGCGCGCCTATGGCGTATTTGCCTGAGGTAGAACATGACAGCACTGATTGATACAGCGGCGAAGCTGGCACCAGGTGGCAGGGTCCGCCTGGTCGAAGTGGATGCCTCAGAGTTCAGCGGCGGGATCCACCGCTTTCACTACAGTCCGTTTCCCCATACGCCTGCCGAGATTGACGCGGCGAACGGCGACGAGGCCAGGCTTGGGCCGAAGCCTATCATCTGGGATGGCAACGCCTACGAGTTCTGGCCTTTCCAGATTACCGACCTGGCGCTTTCAACGGATCAGGCCGCCGAGCCGAAGCTCAGCGTGTCTAACCTCGACGGCCATATCACTGCGCTGTGTCTCCAGTTTAAAGACATGGTGAATGCAAAGGTGAGCATCATCGACACCTATGCGGTTTACCTTGATGCGGTGAACTTCCCGGGCGGAGTGAATCCGACAGCAGATCCGACGATGTTCTCCCTGCAGACCTTCTGGCTGGACACCAAAATTTCTGAAGATGACGAGACGGTGTCCTGGTCGCTCAGCAGCCCGGCTGACCTGCAGAATCTGGTTATACCCACCCGGCAGATCACCTCGCTCTGCGAATGGGCACTGCGCGGACAATATCGCAGCGGTGACGGCTGCACCTACAACGGCACGGCATATTTCGATGCGAAGGGCAATGCGGTAGCCGGGTTTATAACGGCACCTGGGATGGGACATTCAAATGGGGCTGGTCGAATAACCCGGCGTGGATCTGGTTCGATGTACTCACGGAGCCGCGCTTTGGCCTGGGGCGCCGGGTAACGGCAGCCATGCTGGATAAGTGGGAGCTGTACCGCATAGCCCAGCGCTGTGACCAGAAGGTGCCCGATGGTAAGGGCGGCACGGGTACCGAGCCGCGCTTCCTGTTTGATGTCTATATCCAGTCGCAGGCCGATGCGTGGCAAGTGATAAAGGATATCGCCGCTGGCTTCAACGGTATGACGTTCTGGGGCAACAACATGTTCAATGTTGTCTCGGACATGCCAGCGGACACGACGAAGCTACAGATCCTCACCCGCGCCTCGGTCGTCGGAAAGCCGAACTATTCCAGCGGCAGCGAGAAGAACCGCTACAGTTCGGCGCTGATTAACTTCAGCGACCCGGACAACCACTACCAGGATCGCACCACTGCGGTGATGTTTCCTGACCTGGTGAAGCAGTTCAAATTCAAGCAAACGCAGCTGACTGCCATTGGCTGTACGCGTGAGAGTGAGGCGCAGCGCCGCGGCGGATGGGCGGTGTACTCCAACTACCTCGACCGCATGATCACGTTGCAAACCGGGCTGGATGGCTTTGCCTATGTTCCCGGCACCGTATTCGCTTTTGCGGATGAACGCTTTTCCGGGCGAGTGTATGGTGGGCGCGTTGTAAGCTATGACGCCGGGCTTAAAGCCGTCACAACCGATCGCGGGACCAGCGCCGTCCCGGGCGACACGCTGATGATCCGCACCCAGGGCGGCATAGTGGAAAACCGGGTCATTCAGGCGGTCAACGGCACGCAGTTAATCGTGGCCACGGCGTTTTCCTCTGCGCCAGCGCCGGATGCCGTTTTCGTTATCGATGCCGGACAGCTGCGCCTGCAGTATTTCCGTGTGATGAACCTGACATTCAATGACGAGGAGAACACCTACACCATTACAGGTGCGGAATACAACGCCTCGAAATATGACGCTGTCGATAACAATGCGCGTCTGGACATCCCGCCTGTCAGCCTGATCCCTACTGGTGTTGTCTCTCAGCCAGGAAACGTCGTGGTATCGAGCTACGACTCAGTGAGACAGGGGCAGCGCATTGCCACGCTGACGGCCTCCTGGGATGCTCCGCTGGATAAAGCCGGGAAACCTCAGGCAGACGTGATCGCCTACCAGGCACAGTGGCGCCGGGGTGACAGTGAGTGGGTTAACGTACCGCAAACCGGGCTGCGCAATATCGAAGTGCCGGGGATCTACGAAGGTGATTACCTGGTGCGCGTCAGGGCGATTAACGCTGGCGGTGCATCCAGCCTGTGGGCCACCTCAGTGCTGACGCATCTCAAGGGCCGGTCCGGTGATGTGCCAAAGCCCGCCAATTTCCGTACCACGCCGTTGCTCTGGGGCGTACAGCTGGATTGGGATTTCCCGGCTGGTACCGGCGATACTTTACAGACGGAGATCCAGTATTCCACTGCATCGACCGGCACAAATCCGCTTCTGCTGGCCGGGGTTCCCTATCCGCAGCATGTTTATCAGCAACTGGGCCTTAAAGCCGGGGTAGGATTCTGGTACCGCGCGCGGCTTGTCGATCGCACCGGCAATAAGTCAGCCTGGACTGATTTCATTCAGGGCAGCAGCAGCTCGGTTGCAGCTGATTACCTGGTGGATATCGATAACCAGATCAAACAGACAGACGCGTATAAGGAACTCACCTCGGATATCGCCGATCTCAGCGACGATATTCAGTCAGCGCGCGACGACATCAGCAAAGTTACGACAGAGTCAGCGGCAACCAAAGCGGGTCTGGCACAGGAGGTCACGGACCGTAAGAAAGCCATCACCGATGAAGCGGCGGCACGCGGCCAGGCGTTGCTGACCGAGAAGAACGAGCGCGTCGCGGATATCAGCAACGTCAATCAGACGATCCAGACCACCACCGAGTCACTGGCGCAGCAGATTGGGCAGATTTCTGCAGGTACCGGCTCGCAGTTCGACCCGGCAAAAATCTGGTACTTCGATTCGACAGTTGAGGGCTGGACCGGGAACGGGACCCCGACGATTGTTGACGGGTGGATCCGCCCGGCGAACCATGCCACCGATCCATGGGTGGCGTCTCCCGGTTCACTGGGTGTTAACTCGTCGTCCTATCGCTTCGTTAAACTGCGCATCAGGAAGTTCGGGGCACCGGGCTGGGCGGGGCAGCTGCGGTGGCGGGGTACGGGTGGCTTCAACGACACCAATATGGTCACCGTCGCCGAGCCTGCTTATGACGCGAACGGGATCGCCACGCTGGAGTTCGACAATATCCCCTGGCTGACTGAAAGCACGATGAATCAGTTCAGGCTGGATCTGTCCACCAAGCAGGATGCGACGAATTACTTTCTGATTGACTGGGTGGCGCTTGGACGGCCTACGCCCGGCGCAGGTATGGCGGCGCTGCAGCAGGAAACGACAGCCCGTGTCGCTGGCGACCAGGCGGAAGCCACAGCGCGAGAAACGTTAGCGACGCAGATCCGGGGAGGTTATACCGGTGATGACCCGTCGAAGCTGGCCTCGGGCTTGCTCTACACCGAACGCCAGGCGCGCATCACGGCGCAGGAAGCGGAAGTGACAGCCCGGACGACGCTGGAAGCGACGGTTAATGCCAACAAAGCCAGCGTGACGCAGGAGCTGGCAACGCTGACGACTGAGCAGGAGGCGCAGGCCACCACGCTGTCGGGCCTGCAGACCACCGTCGGGAAAAATACCGGCGATATCACCCGCATCGATAAAGCCGTCGCTGATAACAACAAGGCGCAGATTTCTGCCGATACGTTCGCGGTGTATAACCCGACGACGAACGGGCAGGAGCTGGTGTTTGCGGCGACCGGCGGGCAGATGTTCATGCGTTCGGTGTTCATCCAGGACGGTTCTATCGACAACGGCAAGATCGGGAATTACATCCAGTCCAGCAACTGGGACGGGACCGGCAATGTCGGCTGGCATATCAATAAATCCGGGTATGCCACGTTCAACGGCGTGACCGTTCGCGGGACGATCTATGCCACTGACGGGAGCTTTAAAGGCAGGGTTGAAGCGACCAGTGGAAGCTTTAAGGGCACGGTTGAAGCGACAAACTTCATTGGTGATGTGGCTAACGTTGGTGTGTCTTCAGATACTTACGTTTCAGGCGGAGGTGTGGCAACCAATACCATAACTTTCACTGACTCTTCCTCATCATCACTGAATAAGTCAGCTCTGCTTGAGGCGATGATTACAGCGTCATCTATTCAAGGGGAAGGCCTGGTAAACATCACCCTCAACATTAACGGCGATGTCCGTGACTTAGGTTCCGTCTACATTCCTGCGGGAACCGGTGGGCTTCGGATAACCGTACGTCATGCTGTTCGAAACATTACGGCAAACGTGATTACAGGGACGATTACGGTTACTGGTACCGGGACGGCTAGTAAGCGTATTGCCGCTCCGACACTGACCATTACGCGCGGTACCGGCTCCTTCTCCTAATCTCCACAACCTCAGAACCTCCAACCCAGCTCCGGCTGGGTTTTTCATTTTAAGGACATCACGAATGGCCACACTTGATGACGATTTGGCGAAAGCTGTTACAGAAGGGTTTCGCCTGGCGCAAGGCAGTATCATCAACCAGGACCTGATTTTATCGGGCGCCGGTGACGTCACCGTAACCCTGGCAGACGGTTCAAAAAAGACGGGTCCCAGCTGGTCAAAGCTGATCGCCCAGGCGGGTGCGGCAGGTGCCAGCGCCGCTGCAGCGGCAGCATCAGAGAAAAATGCAAAGACCGCTGAGACGAACGCGAACTCATCAAAGACCGCAGCGGCAAGCAGCGCTTCAGCAGCCAAGACCAGCGAAACGAATGCCAAAACCTCCGAGACGAACGCAAAAACGTCTGAGACGAATGCCAAAACGTCGGAGAATAATGCTGCTAATAGCGCCAGCAGTGCCGCCGCATCACTGGCCGCCGCGCAGCTGCTGACGTCTGTACCCTATGAGGCAGCGCCGTTTCCTGACGTCTGGTTGCCGCTGAATGATGACATGCGCCTGCTGGCCGGGTTCGCACCCTATGACAAGCTCACGATTTCGGGGCAGGTGCTGGAGTTGCCGACAAAGTCCTCGGTCATTACCCGTTCTACGACGGCAACGTATTACGATAAATCCGGCGTTCTGCAATACGCCGCTATTAATGAGCCGCGTTTTGAACGCGAGGGCTTATTGATGGAGGGGCAGAGCACTAATTATATTTTGAATAGTGATGACCCTACTAAGTGGGTTTCTTCATCAATTATTACAAAAACTGTTTTGGCTGCTGACGGTTCGACTCAGGCTGTAACTGTAAAATGTGTTACCACTATTGCACAGGCAACGGCAACCATTGTTTCGTCAAGTAATATAACGGCTGCGGCAGGGGAGTCCGTAACAATATCTTGCCGTATGAAAGGAAACTATGGACTTATTCGTCTGGCATTTACCACAGATGGAACCACGTCGCACGTTGTATTTTTCGATGCAACTACAGGTGTATCCACTGGGGCAGTAACAGGAGTGACGGTAACCTCTGCACTAGGATCTGATGGTTATTCAACAGTTACCGCAACTATAACAGCTTCAACATCTGCTGTGTTTTCTGGTTATATTACTATAGCTAAAGCAGCGGCAGACTCAGTTATACCGGTTGGTTCTGAGTATTACATGCAAATGCCCCAGGTTGAAAAAAGCGCAGTTCCTACCAGCTATATCCCTACTGGCGCGTCGGCTGTGACCAGGGCGGGTGAAAAAGTTTCATTGCAACCGGCTGGTAATATTGGCTATCAGTCAGTCGGTGACATATTTAGCAGGACGCTGGCATTTGAGATTGCTGTTAATAGGTATGTTACACCAAGTGTTGGTTACGCTGACCTTGTCAGGGTGAGCGGTTCCAACAACGATATTATTTTCAGGGCGGTGTCAGCTACCATCAACTCATATATTGGCGGGAGTGGGCCATCTGTATCTATAGCCTATCCGTTCGCCAGTAAAGTCTATGTGCAATCCATTGATGTCGATAACACAAACAGCATGTATTTTGATGGAAAGACCAGCAACAGAAAACTGGCACCAACAAACCCGGCCTCTAAACCAACCAGTATTGATATTCAGAGCAACCAGAATGTTGTTTACCACATTCGTAACTTCCGTATCTGGCACCGCCTCCTAACTCTTAACCAAATTAATGGACTCCGCTAATGAGAGACTTATATCTGCGCTTTAATGACGCCGACGAAATGCGCACGCAGTTAATCGCGGCGGGGTTTGTGGATGACAACGGGCAGGGTGGTTTATATCACTCCGATATCAGCCTGGATATCGTTGGCGTTATCACTGTTCCTGCTGAAGTTATCAATCCCGGTGAAGAAAACGAAGTAATCAAGTACACCACCGAACCCGGCTATCACGTCAATTTAAGGGTCATGAATGACTCGCTCGATTTATCCGGGCTGAACGACTTTGTGGTTAAACCGAAAACACCGGCTCGCGTCTGGGCGTAAGGAATTAAGTTATGGCAAACAGAATAGACACGGCTGAATTAAGCAGGGCCATAGCTGCCTGGACATCAGTTATTAACGACGCGTCTCTCCCGGGATCTGGAGTTACGGTCTTTGGAGGTAGCTTAAAGTCCCAGTACACAGTGAACAACGTAGAGAAGATTTCGGTCCAGCTTCAGGCTGTAAAACGTATCGAGTGGAACTACTCCATTGCTCGATTGACGGTAAATCAGGTAGCAGGGAACGGGGATACTGCGCAGAGTAACTATTTTGACTTTATGTCAGATGGCAACATGTATACAGCGGGCAAGCTGACCATAGGCTCCCCTAATGTAAACTCATGGTGGAACGCCGCTCAGGCTTCCGCTGCCGCATTCTTCGCTGCCACTCCTACAGATGCACCCGGCAACGGCGCTATAGCTGGCCTTTCCTGGGGGTATCAACATGGCGGTGGGTATAACCTTCGATCGATGTGGGGTAATGTTGGTAACGGGCTGAGTTCCTGGGCTAACACTGCGCTAACACAGTTCGGAGATAGTGGGTCCAAGATACGGTACTGGTATTTCACCCCAGCCAACGGGGATTTAGTCACCTCGACAAGTGGCGATGGCGGCTTTGCTGGCAACTACACCTATCAGAAGTCAGCGACCTCTGATGCTACACAGAAGCACGATATCGTGTACGACGACGGAAAAGCGTCTTATGACAACATCAGGAAGATGAAACCCTGCACGTTCGTGTATAACGGGGATTACTTTGACCGTGTGCGCCGGGGGATCATTGCTCAGGACGCTTTACGTGATATTGATCGTGAGTATGTGAAGCTGGTTCCTGCTGCGCCTGAGTTCGACGAAGATGGAAATCGTTGTGATAAAGACGACACGTTAGCCCTGGATAACAACGTCATCATGATGGATACGGCGCTGGCGCTGCATCATGCAATCGCAAAAATTGAAATGCTGACAACTCAGGTCGCCCACCTGCAGGCTGAGATTAAGGCGCTGAAAGCGTAACGGCATTATGATGTTCAGTGGTAATCATCAATAGGCATAGCCACCTTGCCCTACACTCTCTATAAAACTACTGTGTGTATATACAGTCATAACAAATGAGAGGTCACCATGCCCCGCCGTCTCGACATTCATGCCGCGTTTGTGGCAGCCATACAGCAAAACCCAAAGGGCTACAGGTGTTTGCGTACAGAAGACTTCATCCGTGAGTTGGCAAAGGTCCATTGGCATTTCAGCCGAGCCGACGCCAACCATTGGATAGCGCGCTACCAGCCAGATTTCACGGATAAGACAACTGACGGAACCGACAATCATTACTGGATCCTGCGCAACATGGGGAGAGTTCACTGATGGGATTTCCCTCTCCAGCGGCTAATTACGTAGCCCCTCGTTTATCTTCAGAAATTATCTGCGGAATAGGTATCGACAGCAGAATTCTCGAAACATCATCCGGGTTCGCGGTTTTCGAACCGAGCATCCGGCTGGTACAGAATCAGATTTTGCTGATTTTGTCCGGCGGCCGTAC